TAAGCGTTACGGATCTCCATGCGCGGCATGGAACTTTTGGAAAAAACAAGCGGGCGAAGATTTGAGAGGTGGCTGGTATTGAGTACAGCATCACCTTTTGGCCTGCCTTTGCGCGTTGATCTTCCTACGGTAGATCCTACTGAATGGGAAGATGACGAAGAAGATGGCGATTGATAAAAAAGTTGTAGCAACTGTAATCAACAGGGCTAATGGCTATTGCGAAGTCTGCGGTGGCCCTGGCTTGCCTGAGAACATGGCCTTGCATCACCGCAAACTCAAATCAAGAGGCGGCAAAAATACCGTTTCCAATCTCATCTTGATCCATCACGGTTGCCATAATCTAAAAACCGATAGTATTCACCTCAAGCCTGCAAGCGCAGAACAAAAAGGTTGGATTGTGCCTTCTTACAGAGAGCCACATGAATTTCCTTTTGTGAAGCCTGATGGTTCAATTGTATTACTACAAGATGACGGCACTGAAGCCGTAATGATGGAAGGTGACTGATGCACATAAGCGTTAAAGGTAATTTAGGCAGTGACCCTGACCTAAAGTTTTCAAAAAACAACACAGCGTATTGTAATTTTTCATTGGCGTACACCCCGCGAAAGCAAATAAACGGTGAATGGAAAGATGGAGAAGTTACATGGTTTAGAGTAATTGCGTTTGGAACAAAGGCTGAAGCAATTGCAGATACTTTTAGAAAAGGTGACAGTGTTCTAGTTGTTGGCGATTTAGAACAAAAAACTTACACCGACAAAGAGGGCAATGAAAAAACAACAATGGAGATTGCCGCTAAGGAAGTTGGCTTAGTGCCACGCCTGGGTAAACCAAAATCACAACAATTTGCAACTAAGGAGGCATCACCGTGGTAGATGATCTAATGAGCGCGTCTGAAGTATGCGAGCGTTTAGGAATTACATTAAATAACTTGCGACAGATCCAACACCGCAAAACTCTGACATGGGTACAGAAGTCAGGGCGTAATGTGTTCTATACAAAAGCAGATGTTGAAAACTACTTTACAAAGCGCCAGGAGCGTAATCAAGGCTAACATCTTCATGTGATTGTCATTGAAGAAGAAGTAACCGTGGCTCAGATAGATGAATGTCTAAGCCATGTTTACGCAATGCTGAAAACAGATGAATACGGCAACCGCATGGATTGGCGCAAAAAAGAAATGCTGACAGAACAGTTAGATGAATTGCTTGATGCGCGTTTGAATTTGGTAAGAACAGGTAAGCCATGAACAACACACCTTATGATGGCGTAATGCTTTTTATAGTCCTAAGCCTGTTTATTGCTGTAGTTGCAATGGCACTAGGAGTCCGATAAGTTACGCCTACTGACCCCACCGTGGGGTTGAGTGCTGGACACAGCCCACATTCTGATGAGTGTGGGTTTTGTTCGCAGTAGGGAGGCAAAATGAATTTAGGCAAATTTGATTGTGCAACAGGGCTAATAAATGTTTTGTACGAAAAAGGTGATTTGGTTGTAAGAAATGCCCGCGAAATTGACATTATGTTTATTGATAAATTACAAAAAGATAACTCTTACGCTGTCGGCTTTATTCAAAAAACCGTATGGGATAAGTATGTTTTTGGCGGCGAAAGAAATTTTGTTGTATTTATTTGTGAAAAGAACAATGACCCTGTTGGATACATTCTTCTAACACCAGGTAAAGGCCACCATACTTACACACGAATTCAACAGATAGCAGTCAGAGATGACGCAAGACGATTAGATTACGGTTCTGCGCTCATAGCCGTTGTAAAAGATTTTTGTCAAACATTTCAAAGAACAGGCACAAGGCTTAGATGCCGCACAGACTTAGAAAGTAATAATTTTTGGAAGGCACTAGGTTTTAACAAGTACGGTGTATGGCAAAAAGGTATGATTAACCATGTAGGTTTTAAGGCTTCAGCCGACATAAACCTGTGGCAAATAGACCTCAACGATAATTTATTAACCCTGTTTCCTTCAGAAGAAGAAGAACTATGGATACCGTCTGCCACAAGTAGTAATCTCAAAGCCAGGTAATTCAACTTGCAGGAAAGTTTTTGAAACATTAACATCAACACATTATGGTAGAAATTACGCAAGAGTTAGTAGAAAAAGAAACAACCATAATTGAGTTGCGCCATGAAGGTTATGTGTGGCGTGAGATAGCAACTATGATGGACATGAGCATTGCAGGAGTCGTTAAGGCTTACAAGCGAGCGCTGATGCGTCACCCTGTTGCGGCTATTGAGGAACACCGTGAGTTGGAACTGGATCGCTTAGATAGTTTACAGCGCACCTACTGGCAACCTGCGGTGGCTGGCAATCTCAGAGCGGCAGATTTTGTGTTACGCGTAATTGATAAACGCGCAAAGTTATTAGGACTAGACGCGCCAATAAAGGTTCAAGCAGAGGTGGTTACTTATGACGGATCAGACCTGGACGCAGAAGTTGAGCGAGTCGCAAGACTCATTGAAGCAGGAGCAATTGCAACCGCAATTGACATTCCAACCATCACTGAACTCACGGATAAAAGCGAGCCGTTGGGTATGGAAGAACAAACTGGCGCGGAAGGAACAACTACCGCCTGAAGGTGATTGGAACATTTGGCTTGCAATGGCAGGCCGTGGATTTGGCAAAACAAGATTAGGCGCAGAAGAAATAGCCTGGCAAGCAATCATTCAACCCGCTACGCGTTGGGCTGTTGTTGCTCCTACTTTCTCTGATGCTAGAGATACATGCGCTGAAGGTGAGTCAGGCATTGTTGCCATACTTCAGCGGTATCACATGATGGAGAACTACAACCGTTCTATCGGTGAGATCCTGCTCAAGAACGGTAGCCGCATAAAACTATTTTCCGCAGATAACCCTGAGCGTTTCCGTGGCCCACAGCATCATGGCGCTTGGTGTGATGAATTAGGTGCATGGCGTTATCAAGACGCATGGGATCAGTTGCAGTTTGGTTTGCGCCTGGGTAAAAAGCCACGGGTCATTGTTACCACCACACCGCGCTCTACAGCCCTGTTACGCATGCTTGCAGGCCGTACAGATGGTTCTGTAGTCATTACCAGGGGAAGCACATTTGATAACGCGGCAAATCTAGCCCCTAGCGCATTGATGGAGTTACAAGCCCGTTACAACGGCACAAGATTGGGAAGGCAAGAACTCTATGGAGAAATCCTTGATGATGTTGAAGGCGCATTGTGGACTAGAGGCTTGATTGACCGTAGCCGCATTGAGAAAGCCCCACCAATGGCAAGGATTGTTGTAAGCGTTGATCCTGCGGTAACAAATAGCGAGCGCTCAGATGAAACAGGAATTATTGTGTGCGGATCTACCTCAGATGGACAGGGTTATGTCCTGGGAGATTACTCATTTAGAGGTTCACCGTTGCAGTGGGCAAATAAAACCGTAGAACTATTTGATGCTTACAAAGCAGATGCAGTGTTGGTTGAAGTAAACCAGGGCGGTGACATGGTGGGTGCAGTGCTAAAGCAAGTGCGCCCAACATTACCAATTAGAGAAATCAGAGCGCATGTTGGTAAGAAGTTGCGAGCAGAGCCAGTAGCGGCAATGTATGAGCAGGGGCGTATTCACCACATTGGGGAATTCCCTGAATTAGAAGATCAAATGTGTACCTGGACTACAGATGAAGCGAACTCACCTGACCGCATTGATGCAATGGTTCAGGGTTTTAGCGATTTATTAGGAAAAGTTACGGTTAGTAATTACTTTAATGCAATTGCTAATCATTGCCCTAAGTGTGGCCTACCAATGCCTAAATCATTTACACATTGTTCAGCATGCAATACCGCTATGATTGCTCCAAAGTCTGAGGTGGCACAAGGAGCATAATGGCTGACAATTACAACACAATAATTGATCAAGGCTCTGACTGGTATCGCAATTTCTTGTATTCACAACCTGCAACAATTACTAACGCGGTAGGTAATGGTACTACCGTCACATTTACCGCAGATAACGGATTTAGCGCAGGGCAGACTGTTTACATTGAGGGCATTTTGCCTAGCCAATACAACTTAGGCAATGTAACAATTGCTTCACGCACAACAACACAGTTCACAGTTACTAATCCTGCAACTGGCTTGTACTTACAAGGTGGTACAGCGCTCAGTGCAGTTGATTTAACTAACTACACAGCCCGCATGCAATTGCGCTCGCTACCTAATGACACTATTGCAGTTTTAACGCTTGATACAACAACAGGCATTACAATTGATGGGCCTAGTGGCATAATTGCAGTACATGCAACAGCGCAACAAACAGGCGCAGTAATTGCAGGGCCGTATTACTATGACCTAGAGATAACTTCATCAAGCAATGTGAGAACACGCATTGTTCAAGGTGAGATCAATGTAAATGCAGAGGTGACAAGATGACATACAACCCAAACAGTTTTCTTAACAATCCAAATCCTGTTGGAACACCTAATGTCATTGTTGTTACACCTGGCCCTGTTGGGCAACAAGGTATTCAAGGTGTTCAAGGTCTTTCAGGTGGAGCAGTTGCACAAGGCGTACAAGGCCCACAAGGTATTCAGGGTGGTGGCTTTAATCAAGCACAAGGCACACAAGGTTTAATTGGCGCGCAAGGTTTAGACGGAACACAGGGGCTTGATGGAATTCAAGGCGCAGATGGATTGCAAGGAGTACAAGGCACAACTGGCGCGCAAGGATTTGACGGTATCCAGGGCGCAGAAGGTATGCAGGGCGTTGAAGGTTTACAAGGTGTACAAGGAACAGATGGATCACAGGGCTTAGACGGTATTCAAGGTTTTGATGGAGCGCAGGGCGCAACTGGTACTCAAGGACTTGAGGGAATTCAGGGCATTGAAGGCATACAAGGCGCAACAGGAACACAGGGTTTTGATGGAATTCAAGGTGTTGAAGGTTTGCAAGGTATTCAGGGAACTGACGGTATTCAAGGAACTGTTGGTGCGCAGGGCGAAACTGGCGCACAAGGACTTGAAGGTACTCAAGGAGTTGAAGGCGCTCAAGGTTTAATTGGTATTCAAGGCCATGAAGGTTTGCAAGGCTTTGACGGAACACAAGGAACACAAGGCTTAGATGGCTTGCAGGGATTAGAGGGCGCTCAAGGCGTTCAAGGTTTTGACGGAACACAGGGAACACAAGGCGTAGAAGGTGTGCAAGGTGTTCAAGGATCTGAAGGCGCACAAGGTACAACTGGTGTGCAAGGAGAAACTGGCGCTCAAGGTTTAGAAGGTTTACAAGGACTTGTTGGAGCGCAGGGTACTGATGGAATTCAAGGTACAGAGGGTGCGCAAGGCACACAAGGAATTCAAGGACATGATGGCACTCAAGGTATTGAGGGCTTACAAGGAATTACAGGTTCTCAGGGCATAACAGGCATACAAGGTGAAACTGGTTTGCAGGGCTTTGACGGTACGCAAGGTTTAGAAGGCGCACAAGGAACACAGGGAATTCAAAGTGCTATTGGCGCGCAAGGTATTGAGGGTTTGCAAGGCCTTGAGGGTGCGCAAGGTGTTACTGGAATTCAAGGCACAGTTGGATCACAAGGTCTTGATGGAATTCAAGGAACTGATGGAACGCAAGGCATTGAGGGCGTTCAAGGAATTATTGGTAGCCAGGGTGTTCAGGGCTTAGATGGCACTCAAGGCGTTCAAGGTATTACTGGTGCAAGCGGTACATCATCATCTATTTTTGATTATCTAGCAAGAACCAACTCACAAACACCACCACCTAATGCTGGTGACATTAAATGGAATAACGCGGTACAAATTCTTGCTACAAACATTTATGTATCTCATTTAACAGATGCAAATGTGGACATTGATGTTTTGTTAGCAAACATTAAAAACGGTGACATTTTCTTTGTTCAAGATAGAAATAACTCTACTAACTACCAAGAATGGGAAGTAAACGGAACACCTACATTTGTTCCTAATGATTATTGGACTTTCCCTGCAACACTTTTGTCATCAGGTGGAACAGGTACAACAGGATTTGCAAATGGCCACCCAATTTCTCTTATTACGCAGAGCGTTGGTGTTCAAGGAACTACTGGTGCGCAAGGAACTGTTGGCGCTCAAGGAACAACAGGTTTGCAAGGCGTTCAGGGAACTGAAGGTTTACAAGGTACAACTGGAACTCAAGGATTAGTTGGCGCTCAAGGTCAGACTGGCACACAGGGCATTGAAGGCTTGCAAGGACTTGAAGGTTCTCAAGGCTTTACTGGAATTCAAGGTGAGACAGGTTCTCAAGGATTAAACGGAATTCAAGGAACACGCGGCGTACAAGGCATAACAGGTGCGCAAGGAGAAACTGGTTCTCAGGGCTTAGACGGCGTTCAGGGAACTACAGGCGCTCAAGGCTTAGAGGGAATTCAGGGCCATGAAGGAACGCAAGGTACAGAGGGAATTCAAGGAGTTGAAGGTCATCAAGGATTAACAGGCTCTCAGGGCGCTACAGGAACTCAAGGATTAACTGGTAGCCAGGGAACGCAAGGTGTTCAAGGTTTATTAGGTGCGCAAGGAACTGACGGACTCAATGGTTCTCAAGGAACAACTGGATCTCAGGGAACTAGCGGAACTAACGGAGCGCAAGGTACTCAAGGTACAACTGGTTCTCAAGGTTTAATTGGATCTCAGGGCGCAACTGGCATGCAAGGTGTTCAGGGTGAGACTGGAACACAAGGAGCAATTGGTGCGCAGGGTGCGCAAGGCGTTCAAGGAACAACAGGTGTTCAAGGTTTAACTGGCGCACAAGGTTTAACAGGCTCGCAAGGAACTATTGGATCTCAAGGCGTACAAGGAGCAATTGGAACTCAAGGTGCTATTGGTGAAACTGGCGCTCAAGGAGTTCAAGGTACAAATGGAATTCAAGGTACTATTGGAACGCAAGGTGCGCAGGGTATTCAAGGTACGCAGGGTATTCAGGTTCAAGGAACAACTGGCTTGCAAGGCATAGTTGGTACTCAGGGCGTGACAGGTACTCAAGGTACTGTAGGAACAGCGGCAACAGCAATGCCTGACATTTTAATGCTCGGCGGAATGTAAAAAGGGAGAATAATGCCAACAACATACAAAGTATTAGGGCAATCAGCACCATCTGCGGTTACTGCGACAACCCTTTACACCGTTCCTAGTGCAACTCAAGCAGTTGTTTCAACAATCAATGTTGCTAACACAAGCAATACAACAACCGACATAATTCGCATTGCTATTCGCCCCGCAGGTGCAACATTAGAAAACAAGCATTACATTGTTGATGATTTAAGTTTGAGCGCAACTGCCACTTTTGCATACACAAGTGGCGTGACTTTAGGTGCAACAGATGTAATTACAGTTTATTCAACAAATGGTACAAGTTCATTCAACGCATTTGGAAGCGAGATCTCATAATGTCAGTATCAATTACACCTAACCCAAATGTGCAAGGCCCACAGGGATTAACTGGTTCTCAAGGCACAACTGGCGCACAAGGCACAACTGGTTTGCAAGGCACTACAGGCGCACAAGGAACTAATGGCACTCAAGGAACAACTGGTGCGCAGGGTACAACAGGCACTCAAGGTTTGACAGGTACTCAAGGCGTGCAAGGTTTGACAGGTACTCCTGTTTCTTCAACATTTAATGCCCAAACAACTGCTTACACACTTGTTGTAGGTGATGTTAATAAATGGGTAACAATGAACGCGGCTACCTCACAAGCAATTACTATTCCACAAAATACATTTAGCGCAGGAAATGTTATTTATGTTCAGCGTATTGGTGCAGGAGCAGTTCCAATTACTCAAGGTGCTGGAACAACAGTTACATCAAACGGTGCTACTTCTTCAGCGCCAAACATACGCGCTCAATACAGTTCAGCAACAATTCTTTGTACTGCATCAAATGTGTTTACGGTTGTTGGAGACATTTCTTAACGAACCCACAACATACCTACATCTGCGGTAGGTCGTAGATTGGCAATTTTCCAACCACCATCTATCCACGCATCAGATGTAAGTTGATGCCAGGCTAGTAGTTCATCTACATTATTGACTTGCATGTTTCCCCATTCTTGCGGTTCTTCTAAATGGTTCACAATGTATTGCGCGGCCATCTCTCTGTAACCCAGGGTAAACAAATAATCTAATTGATCCTCATGTTGGTGCATAGTTTCAAATGTCCACTCAAAACAAAGCGTTCCTCCATAATGGCGGGTCATACCTTTCATCACTTGCCACTCAGCACCTTCTACATCAATCTTGATTAGATCAGGATTGCCATACTTATCTGCGAGCGCATCAATTGTAATTGTGTTTACTTCTACTTCACGGTGAGGCTTTCCTGCGTATGGCATGTTATCTGCGGTTAGCCATTCTTTATTGAGCGTACTCAATCCATCTTCATCTGCTTCATAAAACTTTAAGCGCTCGCCATCTTTGTCACTTACAGCCATTCTAAGAGGCACAACATCAGGGTTGTAAATAAAGTTCTTAACCAACTGCCCGTAAACCCGTGGTGCGGCTTCTAAGGCTATTACGCGGTATCCCTGAGCCAACCCTGCCATCACTGCATCACCGCGATTAGCGCCAACATCAAAGAGCAACATGTGTGAGCCTTCCTAGATTACTTTTAACTGCAACTTCATAATCATGGGTAAGTTTCATGCCGTCTAATTTGTGTAGCAATTCAAGGCTTTCATCTTTACGGCCTATCCACCAAGCGGCTACTGCCTTTTCAAACAGCAATACATACTGACCTTCATAGCCAACATGTACAGGAAGATGTGAGTTAAGTTGATTGTGTAATCCTATGCAAGCCCAGGTGTAACACTCTTGCCATTGGCCTAAGCGTTCATGGAACTGCGCAAGTAAAAAATAACCTTCAGGACGGTATGGTAAATACGCCACAGCCTGCAATAAACAATTGCTTACAGTTGCCTGACGGTCATTTTGGTCATCAAAACAATGCGCGGCTTTGAGTAGTGACGCATAAACCAGGGCGGGGTGAGTTTCATGGCCGTATTCAGCGGTGCGCAAATAGAAAGATACCGCTGATGCTGTTTGATTTTGCTTCTCATACTCCACTGCCACATCAAAATTAAGCGCTGGATTGAATGGATCTTTAGATAGTTCTACAACTAATTGCTCAATTCTCATACGCCAGTGCCTCCATAATTAGATCTTCCACTACTGCACCAGGTACTTGCAAGACAAATGCGGCATTATCCTGGAAACCAAAAGACACCAAAAGGTTACTTTTGTGAACCGCGGCCCCTACACAGAACTCAATGCGAGCGTCTAAGAATGAGAATTCTTTGCTTAGCCCTACAACATTAAGTTCTTGATCCCATACAACTAAACGGTGACGGTAAATTGCATCTTTCTGCTTTAAGTAATTCTTAAACAGATCTACTTCATGGGTAATTGAGATGTACATACTGCCCCACCGTATGACCTGGCTAGATCCACGCTGATCTCTAGGTGGTACGGCTGTTGGCTTAACAAATACCTGTTCACACTCCCCGCTAATTGGGTTGGCATAAACTAATTCTGTTGGCATTGTCCATTTGATGAAGTGATACGGCTTATCTAAGACAGGTATCCAATTCTTTTCACAATAAGACTCATTAGGAGCAGGGGCATTGATGCGCACACGCCTGACTTCTTTGACTGCCCAGTTATCCCAGTCAATCTCAATGCGGCTGTACTCCATGCGGCCTACGCCATTGGTGGTTGTGTCTCTACGCACTCCCACCAGGTAGTAATCATCTAACCACTGCACAACGCGGCAATCTTCTTCACCGACAAACTCCCAAATAGGTTCAACATCTAATTCAGATGTATCTACTTTGGCGTGGTCAGTCATCTCAAGATCATCATTGAGGCGGCATAGGTAATTAACCGTTACAAGGCGGCGATCCTTTTCAGGGTGCAGGTACGACAGTGGCCCAAAACGGCTAGGAAATTTCTGCTCATTTTCTGCGTGGTACAGCGTGTAATTAACATGGCGTAAGTTCACAAGAATGTTGCCTTTATCATCAATAAAGATTGATGGGTTCATCAGCCCTGTACCGCTAGTTAATCCATGAGGAATTACTAGGGGCGCAAGTTTGCCACCGTGGTGAACTGCCTTCTCTACTAAGTTCATAAACCTTACAATACATGAAGTTGCAAAAATCGCTATCATTACAACACGCCTGATTTACAAGAGGCATAACAAGGGAGATACGCATGGGTCTGCGTGACCGTATCGCAAGAGCAATAGCAACAAGCAACATTGAAAAAGGCCCTAGATTGCCCGCGGGTTCTGTAACCATGACTGAAAATGACATGCTTAACCAAGCAGGCGGCCTTGCTATGCAACAAACATACGGCAACAATGTCGCACTTCCACGCGCACCATTTAGCGCGACAGTTCCATTTGGCCCAGGCAATCCAATTATTCCTGGTGCAATCAACCCAATCAATCCCGTAACTGGACGGCCTGAACCGCGCCGTTATGAATACCAGGTTGCGCAGAACATCAACATTGTTCCAACGCGGCTTGTACCGTTTCAAACATTGCGTGATGCAGGAGATAGCATTGACATTTTGCGCCGTTGCATTGAAGTAATTAAATCTAAAATTAACGGACTTGATTTTGACATTGTTCTAGGCAATGACGCATCAGAAAAGATTGCGGCTGAGTCAGGTGGCGATCATGTGCGCGCTATGGCTAAGGCTCGCGAAAAGTACACAGATGAAATTAACCGCATGCGCGAGTTTTGGGAAAACCCTGATAAGGCAAACGGATACACATGGCAGGACTGGATTAACATTGCTGTTGAGGACATTCTTGTAATTGATGCGTGGGCTATTTACCCACAGCCAACAGTGGGTGGAGATCTTTACGGTTTCCAAATTCTTGATGGTTCAACAATTAAGCCATTGATTGATGACCGCGGTATGCGTCCATTGCCACCTAACGCGGCGTTCCAACAAATCCTTTACGGTTTCCCACGCTCAGAATTTTCTGCAACAGAAGAAGATCCAAAAGCAGATGGTGAATTTACTTCTGATCAATTGGCTTACATGGTTAAGAACCGTAGATCAACAACTGTTTACGGATTTAGCCCAGTAGAGCGAGCGCTACCACTGGCTGACATTTACCTGCGCCGCCAACAGTGGATCAGAGCAGAGTACACAGATGGCGTATTGCCTGAACTGATGTTTACAACTGATGAAGATTGGGGAACTAACCCTGATCTCTTGCTTGCTTATGAGCGTATTCTTAATGATGATTTGGCAGGACAGACACAACAGCGCAAGCGCGCCCGTTTATTGCCAAAAGGTCTAGCGCCTATTGTTAATGATGGTTATGGTGAGAAGTTCAAAGATACACTTGATGATTATTTAATTACTTCTATCTGCGGACACTTTGGTGTACAGCCTGCGGAAATTGGTTTCTCACCAAAGGGCGGATTAGGCGGGGCTGGTTTCTCAGAAGGACAAGCAGAGAACGCAGAAGCAATTGGCATTGGCCCGCTTGCTAACTGGATTGCAAAGCAGATCACAAATCTTTCATACACATACTTAGGTATGCCGCGTGAACTTGAATTTAAGTTGCTTACATCAGAGCGCAGAGACACAGAAGAAAATGCCCGCAAGAACCAAATTGAAGTTACATCTGCGGGTAAGTCAGTTAATGAGCGCCGTTCTGAATTAGGTTTGCCATTGCTTGATACACCACAAGCAGACATGCCAATTCTTGTAAGCGGTTCATCTGTTTACTTGTTCTCACCTGACGGAATGATTGATGCTTCAACTGCTTCTGTTGCTCCAACACTGAGCGGCCCTGATGCAACACCTGATGCGCCTGTAACTCCTGACACGCTTGAGGAAAAACCTGCAACAGAGGTTAAACCTGAAGAAGATGAAGTAACAGAGGTAAAGGCGTTCATGAAATGGGCGGCTAAAGGCAAGCGCGCAAGACTCTTTGAATTCAAATCATTAGATCCAATTGTGGGAGATGCTCTAAATCGTTGCGCATTTGATGGTGATTTAGATACTGCGCGAGCGCTGGCTAAGGCTTATCTAACATGATTAAGGGCGCTCTTGAGGCAGACGGGCGCATAGCGGCAAAGAACGCAGTGAAAATTAGAGCGGCACTGCGTCAGGTAGCAGATTTCAAAAGAGTTTTTAATGGTTATCAGGAAACTCAGCCGCAACCTACCGACAATGTTGCGCAAGATCGTACCCGCGCCCGCTCATGGTTAATACTCAATGTTTATCTTAATGATGAACCATTGCGCCAAACAGTCACGCGCGCATGGGCAGAAGCCTATGTTTTAGGGCAAGCCGCCGCTGATGAATGGATACGCAAAACGCGTGAGGCAAAAAAGGCTGATGACATTTCCGTTAATTGGGATAAATGGAAACCAGGAGATCAAGCAACAGCGTTGCTTCTTAATCCAACTGAAGGGTTTAGCGCTTACTTGCGATCAACAGGTGGGGCTAGTTATTTCAAAAAGTTTAATAAAGAAACTGTAATAAATTTAGGCACTGCTTTATCTGACTCAATTGCCGCTGGTTTAGATGCTGAGAGCGCCGCTGTAATGATTGGGCGGCATGTGGCTAGTCCTAGCCGCGCCCTGACTATTGCCATCAC